TCTCCAGTATTATGAACCTCCATAGAGGTAGCTGCGTTTACTGGAACCGCAGCAGTATTAAGTCCTGATGGACTAGCTAAATTAACATCTGTCATTTTTGTTGATTGGTAGACGTATTGTGAGGACGTCAACACCTCCTGTGGAATTAAGTCCACAGCCGTAACGGAAAACCATGTTTGAAAATTTCCGTTCTGAATCATCGTATAATAAGCATCATATTGCTCAAGCTTAAGATACGGATGATCCAATTCATATTTATCCTTCACCTCAAGGAATTTCTCTCTATAGAAATTAAATTTATCGCGCCCATGATAAACTAATTCCCTCATAGCTTCTTCAAGAACTATAGAATCATGATCACGATCTGTTAATGTTGATCCTTTATTGAGTCGCAACATTCGTATAATTGTTTTCTCTTCTAAAGGCGTAAGATATAAACCAAGCTGTTCATCATAAACAAAATGTCTTTTAAGGAAAGTAACATCCGATAAACTCTTCCAAGTAAGAGTTGCTGTTTTCGAAGCATCAGTTAACTCATAACCCAATTCTTTGTATCCCTGTACATATAATCCAAGATCAAATCTACTTCTAAATGCTCTTAAAGCATCATCTCCATAAGTTGCCGGACAAACATTATCAAGATAAGTAAAGGACAAAATAGGTAAGGATAAAGGATCCACATTAAAGCGCGCAACATAAGCTCGTATAGACTGTCTTTCTTCATCAGTAAAAACACGTCCCGTCGCTTTGTAGTAAGCATATCGATCAGTAATGTTGTTATCTATTGAATTAGTTTCAACAGTATCATTATGACCAGATGGGTTTTGACACCCTTCTTGGAAAAAATCATTATTACATATATAAACAGCAGACCTATTACCCTCCATAATTAATCTAGCTCGCTCTTTGTGTGCTAACCCCAAATGATTACTAATAAACCACGTAGTGTTAGCAACACCCATCTGGTTAAGAGCACCCATCGCTTTATCTTGGGACTTCATATCAGTGTCTAATATGTTATCCAATTTAGGATTGATTTTCTCCATCTGGTGAATCATAGTTGAACTCTCCGTACTCATCATATTGATACCAACTAAAATACCTAAGGCAAATGGAAACGAACGAAAGAATGCATGATGGGGTGCTAAGTATTCTTTGGCCTTAAGATTCCAAGCAGCGCTCATCGCATTAAAAACACGAATATTGCACTTAGCATTCTTTTCGTCTTTAACTGCTTCATCTTTAAGAGTACACAGACAAACAGGAATAGGTACTTGATTAGCTGACAAAATAGTATCTAACTCATCATGTATTGGTTTAACATCATGAGAAAGATACCACTCACCATCCTTGAGATAATAATGATGTTTCTTAGGTTCATTAAAGGGCATACCTACAGATGTTTTAATATTGACCGGACCAATTACAGAATTGGGTAAACCAGACATAGTCTCCTTAGGTGAAATCTCACGATATCCTTGAGGATCTAATGACTTTATAGTGGAAAAGTAGTCCATCTGAGCAAACCACCAAAGGTCCATATCAACATGTGTTGTATCACGCGAAATCCTAGCATAAGAATGCTGAAAAGGTGATACCCAAACTGGCTCATCACCTTCAACTTCAAACATCTTACCCTTAAAGTTAGGAATCTGCCAATAGTTCTTTCTACCACAAACTTCTTCTTCTAAATCAGAAAATTCACGAGCATAGATAGTTGGATGAACTTTTGATTTCATACTAGAGCCATGAACAACTGGATCAGCTCTACCAATTGGAAAGAAACCAATATGATGTCTTTTAAATGCATAAAATACTTCAGATTTCTTGATTAAACCTTGGTATTGAACAAATGTCTGTTCCTCAGGACGTTTTGACATCTGAGTAACACAATAAGTAGCATCATTGAGCATCAATCCTAATTGACTAATATAAGGTTTAACACCTAAACTATCAACAGCAGCAGCAATCGATCTACCATTTAACACCATAGAATGTATACCAACAATTCGCCAACCAGATCCAAATCTGGCAATATACGGATACCCACAATCACCATTAACAGTTTGGCTAACTGTTGAGATTGTTTGACCTCCATGCATACGATTTGTATTTCCATCAAAAGGTCGAGGGGGCTGAACATCACGTTTTCCTTTTCCCAAATTAACTATATCCATTTTCCGAATTAAATGTATTTCATCAAATTGGACAATTGATAAATCCACACTAGTCCAAAACTCTGGTAAGCAAGAATAACCCGAAGGTAATCCAGGTACAAAAAGGATCCCAGAATCAGTAGAACCAATCTTTGCATAAGTTAATGGATCAATCTTAACTACTAATTCACACATTTCTGTTCGAATAGTCAAAGTTGAACCGGCTATCACATGGTCATTAATGAGTATACAATTAACACCAACAACTAAGCCAAAACAGCGCATGCCAAACTCATTCATAATGCCAACTGTACTCTTACGAATACACGTCACAACATCCTCATAACTATGTGCCCCGTCTCTAGGTGTAGACGTAGCAAAGGCATCACTCATTTTAACATAATCGACTTTAGTTCTCTCATCGATATTGTCTTCTTTACCACTTTGAAATTGAGGTTCAAATTGAGTCCACCCGTTCATCCAAGAACGATAAAGACTAAGACAAGTGGATAAAGTTTTAATAGCCAAAACAACCGCCATAGCTGGCATAGTCCATTTAAATAATTGCTTAACATTTAGACAACACTTAGTAATTAAATCACGTTTCACTAATATGTCAGTGATTAAATTATTAACATTGGAAAATTCTGCAGAAATATACTTACGGAGTAAGTAAGCTTGACGCATTGCCACAGCAGTTCCAACCGCAGTTATGAGAACAGTTGACGTCTTACATTGATACTCTACACAATCGATGCAGCCAACCACTCCACAATGTTTACAGAATTCGCCATCCTTAGCAGCTTTAAGAAGAAGCTCCTTTTGGAGATCAACATGGGCTCTAAAATATGCATTAATCCAACGATAATACTCCCTATTAGATATGTTCTTTAAAACAAGTCTATAAGGGGGGTTTTCTGAAGTAGCAGCATATAAACTACGATCGTATTCGTAAACTGTAATATCATGAATATCAACTGCATCACCAACTAACTTCGTGC